GCCAGGTTGGCTTCCTTGGAAGCCAGAGAGTGGACGGTAAGCTGATTCTGCCGGAAGCGGTGAAAGTGCTGGCCATGAAGGCAGCCAGTGGTGCCTGAATCAATTTTGGAGGATTTGCTTTAGCGTGCAATTTTTATGTGGAAAGGAGGCATCTATGGTAGTTACAATGGAAGAAATCAAGGAATATGTGCGGATTGACAGCATCGGTGAGGACGATTTCCTGCTGGGCTTGTGTGCCACATCAGAAAGTCTGTGCAGTGACATTTTACACCGGACGTCTGATGAGATGGAGAAAGTGCCGGATCCGGTGAAGACAGCTGTGCTGTATGGCATTTCCTACTTGTACGAGAACCGGGAGCAGGCGGATTTCAAAGATTTGACATTGATGTTGAAGTGCCTGCTGTTCGGGTAGAGGGACGAGGTGTTCTGATGAAGATCGGACAGTGGCGGGAGCATATCCTAATCCAGAAAAATAATATCACGAAGGATAAGATCGGAAACCAGAAGAATGTATGGGTAGATTACTATTCCTGCCACGCTTATGTGAATAACCTGTCTGGCCGGGAATACTGGGAGGCGGCACAGGTGAACCAGGAGGCTTCTCTCTATTTTATTGTGCGGTACTGCAGGGAACTGGAATCCATGGACAGCACCTTATACCGGATTATGTTCAAAGGGGAAGTTTACAATATCACCTTCGTGGATTTCATGCAGTACCAGAAGAAAACCATCAAGCTGCGGGCAGAGAAAGGAAAGAGGTAGGATATGGCAGAGCGAAGGGTGAGCGTGGATCAGATGGCAGATGCCATCACACAGTCCATGTCTGAGTATGCAGATTTATCCAATGAAGTAATGAATGAGTGTGTCACAGAAACCAGTAAGTCTGTGAAGAAAGAAATACAGGAAAATGCCCCGGTGCGTACCGGAAAGTACAAGAAAAGCTGGGGGGGCGAAGAAGGTAAAGGAGAATGCCAATTCCCTCACCATGGTGGTACACAGCCGTGACCGGTATCAGATAGCCCATCATCTGGAATATGGACATGCGAAACGGGGAGGCGGACGTGTGGCTGCCATTCCACATATTGCTCCGGCGGAACAGAGAGGGGCGGAAGAACTGGTTTCCAGAATCGAAAGGGGGCTTTCGGGATGAACCATGAACAGGTAGTGGAAATGGCAGAGGAAACAGGACTGCCCTTTGCCTATGACCATTTCGTGGAGGGACAGTCCCCCGAGCCGCCCTTTTTAGTCTTTCTTTATCCGGGTGCCAATAATTTTGCGGCGGACGGGATTGCTTATTTCAAAGTGAACCGACTGCATCTGGAACTGTATACTGATGAGAAATCCATAGAACTGGAAGAAAAGGTAGAGGCTGTGCTTACCAGGCATGGCATTTTTTATGGGAAAAGCGAAGTATGGATTGAATCAGAAAATCTGTACGAGGTACTGTATGAAATGGAGGTTTAATGAATGGGAAATAAAGTGAAGTTCAATCTGTGCAATGCCCATTATGCACCAATTAAGGCAGGAGAAAATGGGGAGAGTACCATTGGGACTCCGGCGGCACTTCCGGGAGCGGTGTCCATCAGCCTGGATCCCAACGGAGAGCCGGAATCCTTTTATGCGGATGGCATTGAATATTACATTATCAATAACAACATGGGCTATGATGGGGATCTGGAGCTTGCTATGATTCCAGAGTCCTTCCGCACAGACATTTTGAAGGAAGAAGCAGATGCCAATAAGGTTTTGGTGGAAAGCTGCAATTCGGAGACAGGCAGCTTCGCTCTGCTCTTTGAGTTTGATGGGGAGGTGAAGAAAATCCGCCATGTGCTGTATAACTGTTCTGCATCCAGACCGAAAATTGAGTCCAAGACCAATGAGGAATCCAAGGAAGTGCAGACAGAAACTCTAACCATTAAAGCTAGACCATTGGCAAGCGGTTATGTGAAGGCAAAGACTGGGGATGCCACTACTCAGGCTGTATACGATAAGTGGTATGAGGCTGTGTATATGCCAGCCAGTTCTCCAGCAGTGGAAGCGGCACAGGTATCTGCACTTTCAGCGAAGACCATAAGTAAGACAGCGGCAACAACAGCAGAGAAAGAATCGGATACGAAAAAATCATAGGAGGCAGGAAAGGACATGAGCATTATCAGGACAATTGAAATTGACGGACAGAAGGTACTGTTCAAGGCATCGGCAGCCATACCGAGGATTTATCGTTTGAAGTTCCAGAGGGATATTTATAAGGATTTGCGGGCGTTGGAGCAGAGTGTGAATGGTTCGGAAGAAGAGGGGGCCGGCCTTGACCTGTTTTCCTTGGAAATGTTTGAGAACATTGCGTTTGTGATGGCGAAACATGCAGTAAATTCCATTCCCGACACGCCGGAGGAATGGCTGGATGGATTTAATACATTTTCTATTTACCAGGTGCTTCCGAAGCTGATAGAGCTATGGGGATTGAATGTGCAGACAGATGTGGAGGCTAAAAAAAACTTCGCCCAACAGAGCGTGAAATGACAACACCGCTATTCCTCCTGCGGTGTGTGCAGTTGGGGCTTTCTATGCAGGATTTGGAGTTGTTGTCTATTGGCTTGATAAATGACATGTATGCGGAGAACCGAAATGATGAGTGGAAGTATGCCCAGGTGGCTACGCAGGAGGATATGGATAGGTTCTGATTTCCGTTGATTGGCTGGCTGTTTCCTGGTATACTGCTAAGAGAACTAGTGATGAAGTCAGCGAAAAATTGGAATTATGATCGCTTAAATCTATTTCTTATTTAGATTTGTGTCAGTAAGAAAGATATTGTAAGAAGGTGAGTGGGATGAAAATTAATAATAAAGAATTTAAGGATTGGGTAGAAGAAGATTTGCAAGAAATTATAGAAAATGATGCTTACAGAGAAAATGATTTCATTGACTATAAGGAAACTTTTGCAGTTTTGGAATGCTCGGATAAAGAAACTAAACGCAGAAAGCAGAATGAGTTTCGTCATGATATATGTTCTTTTGCCAATGCAGACGGTGGGTATCTTATTTTAGGTCTAAAGGAAGAAGCAGGTGTGCCATCAGAAATAAATGGGATCACCGTAGGGAATACAGATAAGTTTGAGCTTGACCGAAGAAACGAGATGTCGGGTATTCTTCCTGTTGTACCCAATGTAGAGTTTTCTTATATCAAATTATCAGATGGAAATTATGTTATTGTAGTTAAAATCTCCAGGGGTGTGCATAAACCATATTTATATAAAGAGAATGAAGGTGATTACAAGTTTTTTGTAAGACGTGGAAACAGAAAGCAGGCGATGAGTTATATGGAAATTAGGGATAATTTTTTACATTCCAATTTATTATCGGAGGAAGTTAAAAGCTTTCGTAAGGAAAGATTAGTTTCTTATATCGAGGAAAATCCTGATACACCATTTGCAATAGTGCAAGTGATTCCAGAAAATTTCCTAAATGACACGGCCATAACAATCCTGTATAATGACTACAAAGATAAAAACATAAATTTTCATGATTTATTTAATGGATTATGCTATGGGCATATTGTACCAAATGTAGATGGCATATGTTTTCCAAACTATCATACTGACTATGGTGTATTTTTACAGCTTTTCAATAACGGTATAACAGAACTTTTTTATAAGATGGATATTAGAGAAAGACAAGGTGAAAAATGGCTTTGGACACCGGGCATTCTAAAAAAAATGAGTGATTTGGTGGAGGATACTAAAGAGTTATATGCTTTGCAGGAAAGACATGCGGCAGCATATGTTTGTGTAACAATTTCAGGGTGCAAAGGATTATGGAGCGATGAGGATTTCAGAACCGACTATTTTGGGAAGGTTGATAGAAATGAGATAAATTGTATGCCTATTGAAATACATGATATTACAGATAATGAAATGGTTGATGAGGCAATTAATAATTGTAAAATGATTATCAACTATTCTTTGGGAAGAAGAGAATAATAAAAAAATAGACTGGAAGGAGAATAGGTGTGAAGAATAATAGGGTTGTAGATTATGATGTTAATGATTTACCGCAATTATTGATAAAATTAGAAGAGCCTCCTCCTATTACCGAACAATATGATAATAATTTTGGTCAGGAAAAAGATGTATGGTGGTCAAGCCAACGTGAGCATATGTTTGAGTGGTTTACAAAACAAGACTCTTTTGGCGAGGGTAATTATAAGCGCAATACGATGAATAAAAGCGCTATGAAAACGTACAATAGGCTGCAATGTGCAGGTGCATTATTATGGATAGCTGAGGCATTAAGTGAAAATGAGGAATTAATTAGGAACACGCAATTGCAGCAAGTGGAGAAATAAAAAATAAACGCGCTGGAGTCGTTCGTGAACAAATACCATGGGAAAACATAGTAAAATTGTGTGAATATAGATTAACACCGCTTTTTAAGCAGGATTAATTATAAAGCTAAATAACGAATACATAGGTATCTGTCCATCATGACAGGTGTTTTTTTCATATACTCTGAGCCGTAACTGGCTCTTTTTTAATGTCCAAAAACAGGAGGGAAGGTATCACATGGCCAACCGAATACAGGGTATCACGGTGGAGATTGGCGGTGATACCACCAAACTAACCACAGCGCTGAGAGGTGTCAATTCAGAAATACGGAATACCCAGTCCCAGCTAAAGGATGTAGAAAGGCTGTTAAAACTGGATCCCCATAATTCAGAACTTCTGGCACAGAAACAGAGACTTCTGACAGATGCTATCGGGGAAACAAAAGATAAGCTGGAAGCATTGAAGTCTGCACAGCAACAGATTCAGGAGCAATTTGAGCGGGGCGAGATTACCAAAGATCAGTAA